GACAAATGACTGTTATCACCGAAGACGGCGGACGCACTAACATGTTTGCCAAGGAACCACCCATGCGTGTCATGGATGTTTCAGTTACACACAACGAAAAAGCAGAATTGCTAAACGGTAGACTGGCAATGCTGGGATTCGTTTCTGCTGTAGTTTCATACGCTTTTAGCGGCAGCATCTTTTTCTTTGGTGCCTTCGGCATCTGAGCACAACAATCCACTTACCCAACGAGGACACAACAATGACACCAGAAGCAGAAAAGTTTAATGGATGGGCAGCAATGATCGGTTTCGTAGCAGCACTGGGTGCATATGCTACAACAGGTCAGATCATTCCAGGTATATTTTAATGGGAAATCAAGGCACTTACGATCTCTTTTGGAGATCAAACGGAAGGTTCGCTATGGTGGCTTTCTGGATAGGTGTAGGACTATACACTAAGTTTAAGTACTTCACATGACTGACTTCGTAGTAGATTCATATCCAGCATGGAAAGCAATCCTTTGGTGTTTATATCCAATGGGTGCTTTGTTTGCGATTGAATTGTTTCTACGGGTAGTTAATAATGATGACGACGACGATGGCGGTGGGGGCACCCTGATCCCTGCTTACAATCCAACCTCTTGACAACCACGCTAAATACGCTATGATACTGGGGTGCTGACAGCAGCACCCTTTTCTATTGGATGACATACAATGATCAAGAAAGCAGCATTCATTGCCGCTCCCTTCCTCATCGCATGTAGCAGCCCTAAGGATATGGCTGCATCAGGACTTCGGAATCCCGAATACCTAGACATGCCAGCAGCGGAGGAGGTGATACCAACAATATACCAGTGCGTTGATTGCACTCCAGAAGAAAAACAGGTCGTAGCATATTTACAAACACCATCAGTAAATATCACAGACAAAAATGCTATTGCTACAATTCTTGGCAACATTAGACAGGAGTCTAATTTCATTGCCAATATATGCGAGGGAGGTGCTAGAGTTCCTTACCACGATTGTCATCGGGGTGGTTATGGCATCATTCAGTGGACCAGCGTAAACCGCTACGTCAACCTCGGTAAATTTGCTACCAAGTTTGAGTGTGACCCCTCCACATTCGACTGCCAACTCCGTTACATGATTAACGAGAGTGTATTCCAGCGTCAACTTCCATACTTCCAAGCGAGTGGACTAAGTATTGCACACTATATGCAACCTGCTTACCGTTGGTTGGGTTGGGGTATCAAAGGCAACCGTGAAGTGTATGCTTGGGACTATCTAAATAAACTCAGGTTGGATGCATGAGTCATGTATTGCTTAGAGTTTTACTGGGATGGTAACTGGGTCAAGTTAAAAAACTACTCAAACCTATCCATACATAAGGCTCAATTCCTCTTGCACCTGTGTCAAACAGGGCAAGAAGTATTCCAAACCAACAAAGAATTCAGGATGATTGCTCAATGATTGATGACTGGCGTTATGACGACGGCAAGATGGCAGAGAGACAAATTTGCTTGACTGCATTCATTCATAAGCAAATGCCCATAAATAGAGAAGTGTATGAGTTCTGTCACTATTATGTGTCGAATGGGTTGATGAATATCCCAGCGTCGCAGGAAGAATTGGAAAAAGAATTAGCGGATCACGGTGGTGATCTTTATGCTTTTGTTGGCAAGAATCTCTTCAAAGAATTTTCAATATGGCAAAACATAAATGCAAGAGGACAAGGATCAAAAGAAACCACTATCAACAAAGAAAGCAGTAAAGAAACTAATTAAAGGAGCAAAGAAACATCCCACTTGGTATACACCAGAAGAAGTTTTGTATGCTAAACTAATCAAAAAGACACTCAAGAAAAAGTAACATGCGTATTGTGATTGTCGGTGGCGGTACATCTGGTTGGATGACTGCCGCTGCTTTTTGTAAAACTTTCCCAGACTGGGACATCACTATGATCAATGGTGGTGATGCCATCGGTGTGGGTGAGAGCACTACGCCACACATCAATCAGTATCTCTCATACATGGGGATCACTGATGATGTTTTCCTCCCTGCTGCACGAGCAACATTCAAATCCTCTTCAAGGTTTGATGGTTTCGTAAGCGAGGGTGAAGTATTTCACTATCCCAATGGGCAATCAGTCCTACAACACATAAAATTTCAGGAGTGGATGCTCGCTAAAGCATTTCATCCAGAGAATCTGCCACCCTTCTCACAAGTCTTCATGCCATTCACGGCAGTGGCAGAGGCAGGACGACTGCCTATGAATAAAGATATCTTAAACCCGTATGACCTCGCCAAAGATAGATCATTCCATATTAATGGAGCAGCCTTCTCCAACTTTCTCCGAAAAACCTTTTGCAAGAATCTTAAGGTGGTTGATAGCACAGTTAAGTCTGTTGCTACTAAAGGAAGGAACGTCGAGCACCTCGTGGTCACAGGTGGACCATACAAACTCGGGGGAGAAAAGATTTTTGGTGATCTCTTTATCGACTGTAGTGGGCAGCAAGCAGTTGTCGGAGGGGCGCTTAGCAAGTGGCAACCCTACGATTCAATTGTAACTGACAGAGCACTTGTAGTTAAGACTGACTACACCAATCGTGAGACCGAGATGGTCCCCTACACCAATGCCAAAGCAATGAGTGCTGGTTGGCAGTGGACCATCCCTACCTATGACTTCCTCAGTAGGGGATATGTATTCTGCTCAAAGTTTCAGAGCGAAGAGGATGCCCGTAAAGAATTTGGATACGATGACGCTCGCCTGATCAAGTTTGAGAATGGCAGACACGAGAGGGCATGGACAGGTAACTGTGTGTCCATCGGACTCTCATTTGGATTCATCGAGCCGCTAGAATCTACAAGTCTCTTCAATACACACCATGGCATCCTTGCTCTCATGGACCTCCTACAGGAGGCACCTCTGCCTGGACAATTCCAGCGTGATCGCTTCAACCATAATCTCACTGAGCATATGGACGGATGGCGTGAGTTTGTAGAGGCACACTATTATTACAGTCGTCGTCGTGACACACCTTTCTGGAGTCACGTCAGTGATGAAGTAGAGTATGATCTCTCAGGCACCCATGAAGTCATTCAGTTTATTATGAATGGTAACGAGCCCGTTTCTCATGGTGGCACACAGGTCCTTCACATCCTTGCAGGATCTGGTTATACTACAGTCAACAAGCGTCTCAATGAATACTTCAAGTATCCAGAGCTTGTCACTCGTCGCAAGGTTGATGAGTGGGCACTGAAGCACAAACGTGTGCTGCAGTATGCCGAGACATGTCCTCCTATGTCAGTTTTCCTAGAGTCCACCTTCGATTACTCTTGACAAAGTTAGGATACTCATATATAGTATACACATCGTTACAAAACGATTGACGCCTCACCGAGACTAAACAGCGTCATTAAATAACAGTCTCTCATACCAACTCTGGAGGGTAGAGTTGGAATATTCGATCCAGTGTTCCCCGCACTTCTACTTAACCCTTTTTCAAATGGCTTCAACACTTTCAAGGCAACAGTCATCCTCGTGGGAATCTTTCTGCGATTGGGTGACCTCAACTAACAACCGTCTGTATGTCGGTTGGTTTGGCGTGCTCATGATTCCATGCTTGCTCGCCGCTGCTACATGCTTCATCATTGCATTCATCGCTGCTCCACCTGTGGACATCGATGGTATCAGAGAACCAGTTGCTGGGTCTCTAATGTATGGTAACAACATCATCTCTGGTGCTGTTGTCCCTTCATCTAATGCAATCGGTCTTCACTTCTACCCTATCTGGGAAGCAGGAAGTCTTGATGAATGGTTGTATAACGGTGGTCCTTTTCAACTCGTAGTATTCCACTTCCTTATTGGTATCGCTTCTTACCTTGGTAGGCAATGGGAATTGTCTTACCGTCTAGGTATGCGTCCATGGATTTGCGTTGCTTACAGCGCACCTGTGTCTGCTGCTTTCGCAGTATTCCTTGTGTATCCTTTCGGTCAAGGTTCTTTCTCTGATGCGATGCCTCTTGGTATCTCTGGTACTTTTAACTACATGTTTGTTTTCCAAGCAGAGCATAACATTTTGATGCATCCTTTCCACATGCTCGGTGTAGCAGGTGTATTCGGTGGGTCACTATTCAGTGCAATGCATGGTAGTCTTGTTACTTCCTCACTTATTAGGGAAACAACTGAGCAAGAATCACATAACTATGGTTACAAGTTCGGACAAGAAGAAGAGACCTATAACATTGTTGCTGCTCATGGATACTTCGGAAGACTTATCTTCCAGTATGCATCTTTCAACAACTCTAGAAGTCTTCACTTCTTCCTTGCTGCATTCCCTGTTATTGGTATCTGGTTTACTGCAATGGGCGTAAGCACCATGGCATTCAACCTTAACGGTTTCAACTTCAACCAGTCTATCCAAGATAGTCAAGGTCATGTCCTTCCTACTTGGGCAGACGTTCTTAACCGTGCAGGTCTTGGTATGGAAGTAATGCACGAGCGTAATGCTCACAACTTCCCTCTTGATCTTGCTGCTGCTGAGACAACTAAGGTTGCTCTCACCGCACCTGCTATTGGTTGATAAATAAGACGTATCGTCGCCGCTGGTGTGGATGGCAAAATCCATCAAACACACCGCACTAAATAGAGGAGCAGCACCCGCTCCTCTTTTTTAATGTCTGAGCATATTCGTAATCTAGTTGCTCGCTGTTACAATGTCACGGGTCCTATTGGTTTGACCCCCAACGCATTGGATGGTGAGAATCCTGCTAGTGAATTCACTCCCGCATCAGCATCATCGTCTGGTCCTATCCAATCGATGACTCCTGCTGAAGTAATCCAGAGCCTGGTTGGTAGATGCTATGGTCCTACTCCACCAGCACTCAGCCCTAACCCGCTGGACTCAATCAATATTCCTGAGCGTCCTGTTGTACCTGATGCTCCAGATACACCCACACCTAATGAGATTATTCAAGGACTGGTTGGACGATGCTATCCTGAGCTCCCACCACTGCTGCCACCTCCACCCGATGCAGATATCCCTGATCTACCTACGATCGTCCCTATTGATCCTGCTATTTGTTTCGTGCAGGACCAGTTAGGTATAGAACTTCCTGGTATAGAATGTGGCAATGACGTTGTTATTAAGATCCCCACATACGAGATCCCTGATGGTCCCT